ATGACCTTCTTGTATAAAAGGCTCACCTCCTGCAAAATATATCTCTTCTAAATTAGGAATATACTGAGGTACATCTTTCCAAAAATCTTCATTATCTGTATAATAGTCTTTAGTTTTATTCCAACCAGCTTCTAAAGTATCTTTATACCAACTAGTAGAGGCATAAGGCCCACACATTCTGCATTTAAAATTACATAAATTACCAAATCTAATATCTAGATAAGTAGGAGTATTATCTATACTACCATCTTCATTAGTTTTATCTTGTAGATAAGCATATTTATTAAATCTTTGATTTACTTGTAGTCTATTACTTCCGCTACCTTGTTTTTCTTTATTATAACATGCTTCTATACACTCACTAGGTATATTATTTTTTAAAAGATTAAGACGAGCTTCTTTATACTCTATACTATTCCATATTTTACCTAAAGATTGTTTATAGTTACCCATAGGTCTAACAGTAGAAGTATATTCAGCATGACAGCATATATAAAAGTTACCACTTAGACTACCAAAAATATGCATCCAAGGAAGTATACAACCTTTTATTTTAGTGTCTGGGTATTGTTCTTCCTGTTGCAGGGAAACCTCCAAAATGTATTCCATTGTTTCTAAGATTACATGCTACTATATTTTTACCGCATATATCACCTTCAGGACCTGATGCAGTTTTATTATCTTGTCCAATAGGATTTGTATTAGCAGTAAGGTTAGTGCCAGGTATTGTGCCACCCCCTGGTCCTGGGTATTGACATTCCTCACCTTTATACTGCCATTGACAAGTATTTTTATAATATTTACGTCTAGGTGTTATTTGTTTAAAATACTGTAACCAAGTTACTAAGCCAAAAGAAGCAGTGCTCTGACTTAATTCTTCTAAATTATTTATTGTAAATCTATCTTCTATATTAGACTCTGTATCTGCATCAGCATTAATTATAAAAATCTCATCGCCTATGTTAGTATTACCTTCTAATTCATTAGATAAAAATAAGAATCTATTTTCTTCTATGGTTTGTATAGTTGCTGTAGTAGAACCCTTTGAAGATTTTACTGTGTCTCCAACTCTATAAGGCATAGCATTATATACTTCAATAACATTTGAAGTAATATATTTGGTAACACTATGTTCCGGCCATACATCTAAAAAATTAGCAAATGTAGTTTTAATATTAACTACACCTCCTTGTAGATCTCTAGAATCATTTTTTTGTATCTGCCAAGTTCCTGCAACTGCTTCAGTTTGCTCTTTAGTAAAAGAAGCATTAGCTTTACCATATAATCCTACTATAGAGTCGCTATAGTTTAACCCTTTTGCTCTTGCTACAGTTAGACTATCAAAAGCAATTTCTCCTGCATTACCTACCTGTGCAGGAGTAAAATTGATAGTTCTAGGATCAATACCATTAACAGGTACCCCATTAACATTAGCTACACATGAATTGGAAGTATTATTACCTACAATAAAAGGATCCTCTACTAAAGCAGATATAATGTTGTCAACATTAAATACTGTTAAAGTAAGATCATCAATTTTACCATCTTGATTTTGTTTAATACTAGTTATATTTAGAGGAAATGGTATATAAGACTCTCCATCATAAGTTACATTATATTGTAAGTCAGATACTAAATCTCCTGCTATATCTGCAAATTTTAAAGGAAAATTAGTAGGCCAAGACCTACCAGTGCCTTCACCAGTAGGATTACCATGCTTATCTGGAGGGAACCATTCACCCGGATAAAATACATCATATAAACGCACTACAGGGTTTTGAACAAAAGCATTTTTTTCTGCTATAAAAAGACTAGGATCCTGAGAAGCTATAGTGGTTGTAGCAGTAGTTACTTCACTAGTTGCAATATTAGAAGTAAAAGGAACGGTATTTAGAGTACTCGCTAAATCAACGAATAAGAGTTCTCCATTAGGAATAGTATTTGGAGGGGCAGATATAGTTAATCTATCGCTACCTAATACGCTATCAACAGTTTGAGGACTAGTATACCCATTACTACCTATAGAAGTAATTTGATAACCTGCTTTAATACTTGTAGTATTAGCAACGTTTAAAGTAGTGATAAAAGTAGCAAAACCTGTATCTCCTGAGTATGCCGTAAAGGCACTAGTATTAACAATACTAAAACTATTTTCATTTATAAGTGTAGTTTCATAAATCTGCCCATTAACTTGTGTCATACCGTTTATAGCAGAAAACGCAATACGTGCTCCATTACTAAATCCATGAAGATTAGATGTTACAACACCTGGATTAGCTCTTGTTATACCTGTAACTCTGTTACTACTACCACTAGTTCCCCCAATATTTGCTACATTAAAAGTTAGTGCGGCAGCACCACCACCACCTAACTTGCTATCAGCAATAGTTATAACATCTCCTATAACAAACCTATCGCCACCAGCTGTAATTGTTACTGCTGCTGCACCTGAACCGTTTACTACTATACTAAAAGTTGCATCAGCACCTACACCTGTTTTTGTGTAGTCAGAGGCGGTAATAGTATAAGTATTTGCAGTTCGATCACTATCTGCAGCACCTATACTAGTAAGTGCTGTTATAGGAGTTAATACTGTTGTATTAACTTTAAAACCTGATATAATAGCACTATTTGAATTTATAGTTTCACTGGTATGAAACTCTTGTAATACATTATTTAATTTAACTTTTAATTGTTTAGTGGTAGCATTAACATTTGCGATAAAACCTACTGTAGAACTAGTAGCTCCTATAATACTATTGCCAGATATAAAACCAGCAGGGTTAGCAACAGTTAATATTATGTCATAATTTCTAGCGGTCATTATTCAAAAGTCTCTTGCAATTTAAAGGTAACTGTATAAAAATTCTCAGTTAGGGACGGGCCACTTGATAAAACTTGGTTTATTTGTAAAGCTCCATCAAATCTTGTAGTTATTGTACCACTTTCATTTAAATGTGACAAGTCAAAAGTAAAAGATTCAAAAGTTCCGCTCCTAGCGTTATAAAAATTTTCAATTGCTGTTCTTTCTACACCACTTATATTAGTGTATGCTAAGTTATAAGCTCTAAGAGGTCTTCTAGTATTTAATCTTCTTTTTTCGTACCCAGCTTGAGACTTAAAAGTTGTTACATCAAATACTTTCTCAGTACCAAATCCTCCATCAGGTTTTCTATCTGCCATAGAATTAAATCTATCACTGATGGTAACAGAAGAATCAAATACTCTAACAGATAAAGTATCTTGAGAAAATATAGATCCTAAAGGTGATCCACCTATTACTGTAGCAGTAGTAGTTAATGAGTTTATAGTATCTGTTCTATACCTAGCACCGTCTGCTATACGTATATACTCAATTTTACCTTTATATCGTTCTTGACTTGTTGCTGATCCTCCAGATACATCATCATTTGCTCCAATAGTTAATGCTCCTGTAAAAATAGCTACACTAGGATTATAGTTTACATGCTTAACTAGCTTATCTTGAACATATAAACGTAAGTTAGCAGTGGTTTTATCATAAGATACCGCAACTCTATATGAAGTGCCTCCATTACAGTTACCTCCATATATTTCTGTTAAAGATCCTCCTTGATTTATAATAAAACCTACATTAGCATTTGATCCAACAGTTCTTAGTGCATAATAATTAGAGGCATCTTGAAAACGTGCTAATACAGTTTGGTTAGAACTCATACTAGCACCTGAATCAGGAGTTACAATGGTATCAAAAGTAAATGATGTTTCTTGTCCTATATTAAAAGAGTTACTTGAAGGAACATTAATAAATTTAGAAGCATCTAATACAACATTAGAACTACTAAAACTAGCTGTGCCACTATTTATAGTAACAGTATGAGCTTTAGGACTCGAGTCTGTTAAGTTACCGGCAAAATTAACTAATAAACCTACAGCGGCATTATCACCTATATCTATACCTTGAAATCCTAAGTTAACAGAAGGATATGTGTAAGCAGTTGGTTGTTGGAAAACACCAGAAGCATATACTATAAAGTCACTAGTACTAATTACATTAACACTTGCGGGAAAAGAAAAAGACTCAGTAACTCCGTTTATAATATAATTATTACCATTGATTATTGTGGGAGATGTGTTACTAAAATCTGCTGCTACTACTTCAGGAAAAGTTCTAAGTAATCTATATCTTGCTGGAAGTGTTATTGTTTTTACTACTAACTGACCAGCATTAGGAGCTTCTGCAAATGTTATGGTTTGTCCTGCATTAGATAGGCTATAGGTAGTAGTGGATTGTAAAATACCATCATCAAAAGCAGTAACCTCACCCTTACTAGTAACAGCACTAGGTAAATTAAAGGCTACTCTACTTAGTCCAGTATTATTAAAAGTAGAGGTAGCTACAACAGAAAAAGCTGTTATAGGAGCTGTAGCATCGTCAGGATATATAGGGGTTGTCATATTTTATTTTCCTTATCCGCTTCTAAGAGCTTTTCTAATAGGTCCGTTGTTCTCAAGATCTCTCATTACAACGTCGATTACAAGCTTATCTGTATCAAACTTAGGCACACCTTGCTGTTCAGCTTGTTTAGGCGAACCTTCATTAACAATATTAAATTCTACGTTGCCCATACCACTAGCACCAGTTGCATTCATTTGACCTAATTTGCTACGTCCTATAGATTTAGCCGAATTTTTACGTATTACAAACTCACCTGGCTCTAGCATAGCGGGAACACGGTCACGAAGTGCATTTACTTGTCCACCTTGAGACATGTGCACTACCCCACCTGCTGCCTT